ACAATGTGAAACAATGTGAAACAATGTGAAACAAATAAAGCCACATGAAACAATGTGAAACAATGTGAAACAAAATAAATTATTTTATACAATTATGTTGACAACGTAATAATAAGATGTATACTAAGAGTGTAAGTTGATTTAAAGAAACAGGAGAATACAGATGGAAACATACAACATTAAAGACGCAGTCGTTTTTTTAAAGGATATTAACGATCCATTTCTAGGATCTATTAGTTACAGCAAGCCTGTAAATCCTAATACAGTTGTTACCATTAAATGCAAGCACGTAATGTTAAAAGTGCCACTTAACAAAATTGAGTTAGCTATATTTAAAGTAGCCTCAAAAAGATATGGATTCATATTCAAGAGTTCATTGTATAGTGATACCGATGTTAATTATTGGGATATGAAAACTGAAAAGATAGCCCAACATAAATTGCAAACTAATTTCTAAAATATGTTTTAATCGTTAATATTTATGTTATAATAATAATGTAAGTTGATTTATGAAAGGACGATCACAATATGACCGAACAAACAAACGACATTAAGTTAGAAAATGAAGAAACTAAAGAAGTTAAACCTTTAAACGGTTTAATGAGTAAGTTTAACAATTCAAATGTATTTGGGATTGATACCAGTAAATACAAGTATGTAAGTTTAGAAACCTTGTACAATACCAACCCTAATGCTAAACATAAAGTACTAGGTTTCTTTATCAATAGTAAAGGCAAGTTTGGTTCTGAACCTAATGCAATTATTGAAAACAATTTAATTGTAAACTTACCGCGCCACCTATTAGAAACTGTAAACGAAATTTTGGATAGTAATGATTATATCCAGTACACCAAAGAAGGACACGTTGGATTTAGCATTTATCAATATCATTCAAACAAGTATAATAAAGACGCTTATTCTGTAACTTGGTTGGATTTATAAAAGAGAGGGCGTAAGCCCTTTTTTTATTGGGGAGTTAAATATGAGTAAATATAATATAAATCAACAAATGAAATTTAATTATGAAATATCCGCATTATGTGCATATTTTAGAAAAAAGGTTTTAAGGTTAACGCTGCATGAAATGTCCACAATAAGCGGTATTCCAGTATCAACTTTATCAAGTTTTGAGCAAGGGCGATCAAGCAATTTAAGATTTATTTATTTATACTTGGTTTTATGTGAGACGCAGCAACAAAAAAATATTTTTATTGATAGTATCCGTGGAATATTAGACAGGAGTTATTTCAATGACTAAAAGAATTGGTGCTAGTAAATCAGTTATCAGACACAAACAAATGAAAGCCAACAGGCACATAAAAGAAGTATCAGAACGTAAAGCCCAACGTAAAATATCACGGCAACTCAATTCTGTCAAAGAGCGTTATCAAAAAATGAACGGCAGCGTTTTTAGTGAAAATCAAACTTTTAAACGTTTAAAGCCTAAAGTTAAATCTGTTTTAAAGATTAAAAACCCCGATTATAACCAACGGCAGCACATTAAAGCTGTAATAAGGGATTTTAACAACCATGAAACCACTTCATTTAATGGTTCAAGAAAAATTTATAGGTCTACTGTAAAGACGATCTACAGCCACCAAAATAAATTACATGGTAACAAATGGAAACCATTATTGGATAAAGATATTGTAACTCCAAAAAGTGTGCAAGTAGCCCGCAAGTTTTGGAAGTCATATCATAAATTAAACGATTTATTAGAATCTCAACATGGTTCTAAAAATGTTTTTGATAGTGATACTAAATTATCCTACTTAACAGGAAACGAAGCAGGTTCAAGCGATGATACAGCTATGGGTACATTTAACGATTTAATGCAATCAGCAACACCAAATACAGGGATTATTTTATAAGGAGTTTAAAAATGGAGTTTGATAGTTTTGAAAAAATTAAATGGAATATAATTGATGATAAATTAAAGCAAGCTTCATTTGTTGAAACTAGACAGGGACGTAAAAAAATTAAGTATTTGGATTTGTCTTTATCGTTTGATACTGAAACCACAAGCACTTATATAGATAATGAGGGCAAAAAAGATAAATTTGCCTTTATGTATGTTTGGCAATTTGGGATAGACGGATACTATTGTTACGGTAGAACGTGGGAACAATTTTTGCAACTTTGCTCTTACATACAGAAGAAATTAGATTTAGGATTTAGAAAAAGAGTTATTATCTTTATTCACAATTTATCGTTTGAGTTTCAATTCTTTAGAAAATATTTTAAGTGGCTGTCGGTTTTTGCTACCAGTTCCCGTAACCCGATTAAAGCATTAACTTCATATGGAATTGAATTTAGAGACAGTTTGATTTTAAGCGGTTATAAACTTGAAAACGTTGCTAAAAATTTAACCAGTCATAAGATACCTAAAATGGTTGGAGACTTGGATTATACCTTAACTAGAACCAAAGATACTACTTTTAGTAAAAAAGAATTAGGATATATGCTTAATGACGTACGGGTATTAATTGCATACATTGATGAACAAATAGAACAGTATGGAGATATAACAAAAATACCCTTAACTAATACTGGAGTAGTTAGACAGTGGGTACAACAAAAAGCATTATCAGAAAAAGGCTACCAAGATAAAATAAGAACCATGACGATTAAAGATGATCAAGAATATATACTGTATAAGCAAGCATTCGCAGGTGGTTTCACACATGCCAACCCGAACCATGTTGGTAAAAAGTTTAAAAATGTAGCGTCCTTTGACTTTACAAGTTCATATCCAACTGTCATGATCGCAGAAAAGTACCCAACGTCTAAAGGCGTGCCACAAGAATGGAGCGGGTGGGAACGGTTCAATGAAATTAATAAAAAAGCATTACAGATTTTTACAGTAGAATTTTATAATATTCAAACTAAAATTTATTTTGATAACTATATTTCTAAAAATAAATGTATAGATATTAAAGGACAGATTGAAAACAACGGTAGAATTTTTAGTGCCGATTACTTAAAAATTACTATTACGTCTGTAGACTGGGATATTATTAAAAAGGTTTACAGTTGGGATAATTGTACGATCAGTAATCAGATAGCATTTTATAAAGACTACTTACCTAAACCAATTATAGAAAGTATTTTACATTTTTACAAACAGAAAACAACATTAAAGGAGGTGGTCGGCAAAGAGGCGGAGTATTTACATTATAAAGGAATGTTAAACTCCGTTTATTGAGTACGGAATGAGTGTTACGGATATTATCCATAATGAAGAAATTTATAATAATGACAAATGGACAGAAGAGGAGGCGGATAAAAATGAACAATTAACCAAGTACAATAAATCATATAAAAGATTCCTGTATTATGTTTGGGGTGTTTTTGTAACAGCATACGCTAGGCACAATCTTTGGGACGGAATACTACAATTTAAAGATGATTATTTATATTCAGATACGGACAGCATAAAAGCCAAAAACTATAAAAAGCATATGAGCTATATTGATTCATATAACAAAAAAATAGTTGAAAAACTAAAAGCTTGTTTAAAGCATTATAATATAGATGATAAAGAAATTAGCCCCAAAGATATTAAAGGCAACAACCATACTTTAGGATTGTGGGACTTTGAGGGTGTGTACACTAGGTTTAAAACACTGGGAGCTAAAAGATATATCGTTACCAAGTTTAATAAAGAGGGTAAAGAAGTTCTTGAAATTACTATAGCAGGACTACCCAAAGAAAACGGACGGGACTATTTACTTAAAATTAGCAATAATAATTTTGATACGGTATTTCAAAACTTTACTAATAAGTTAAAAGTTCCCGAAAAATACAGCGGTAAACTAACAGCATATTATGATGATGAAAAAAAGTGTGCTGCAATTAAAGACTATCAAGGACACTATACTAAAGTAGTAAGTTTGTCGGGTGTACACCTATCAAAAACAAGTTTTGAGATGAGTATGAGTGAGAAATTTGTACAGCTTTTAGAAATGCTTGAAAATGGTGAAATTGAAATTAAAGACTGGAGCTTAAAACAAGGGATTTAAAATGAGTAAATATTATAATTTAACTAAAATAAATAAAAAGAATGCTACTTACAATGTGATATTCGGGGAACGGTCAAACGGTAAAACTTATGCCTGTTTACAGCAGGCACTGAATAACTATTTTAAAGACGGTTCACAATTCGCTTACATTCGTAGGTGGTCGGATGATATAGCCCCAAAACGTATGAACAACTTATTTAATGCAATAACAGACAAAATAGAAAAAATGAGTGGGGGCGAGTTTCATGCAATTATCTACCACACAGGAGTTTTCTATTTGGCGAACTATAATAAAGACGGTAAAATTATTTACAGTGATAACGATGTTATAGGTTATGCTTTTAATCTGTCGGCAAGCGAACACAATAAGGCTAACTCTTACCCTAAAATTACAAATATTATTTTTGATGAGTTTCTAACTAATAAGTATTATCTGCCAGATGAGTTCGTATTATTTATGAATACAGTTTCTACTATAGTTAGACAACGAACCAATGTAAAAATTTACATGTTAGGTAACACGGTTAATAAGTACTGTCCTTATTTTGGCGAAATGGGACTAAACAACATTTTAACCCAAGAACAAGGTACTATCGACTTATACACCTACGGAGATACAAAATTAAAAGTTGCCGTTGAATATGCAAGTAATAACAAGTTACTAAAGAAGAACAATTATTATTTTGCCTTTAATAACCCAAAACTAAAAATGATTACAAGCGGGGCGTGGGAACTAAATATTTACCCACATGCCCCTACCAAATGGAAACCTAAAGATATTACATTTGTATTCTTTATAATTTTTAATGGAGAGATATACCAGTGCGAAGTAATCCATAAAAAGAATTATGATTTTATTTTTATCCATGAGAAAACCACCCCGATTCAGAACCCCCAAAAAGACGTAATCTATACTATGGAATACAACGGTCAAAACAACTATAATAGAAATGTACTTAAACCCAAGTTTGAGTTTGAAAAAAGAATAGCCTTTATGTTTCAACATGAAATGGTCTACTACCAAAATAATGAAGTAGGCGAGGCGATCAGCAATTACTTAAAAATTTGTACCACTGGAGGTATTTAAATGCAAGATGTATCTAATTTCATTTCAACCGTTGGGTTTCCTATTGTAGTATGTTTACTGATGATTTACCAACAGGAAAAAATGAGCCAATCTTATATTGATATAGTTAATTCTTTAAAGGAATTAATTGCAGATAATACAAACGCTATTAATTTTCTTATTGATAAATCAAAGAAAACCGATACAGATATGATTAACATTGCAAAGGGAACAATCCAAAATGAAAACAAGTAAACAATTAAATGATTTATACCCGTTAACCAATAAGCAGCGTAATCTGTTTGATTATGCACGATCAATCTTAAATAAAACGTTCTCCATGTTTGAGTATCAAGATTTACCCGACACCTTAAAAGGGTATATTATGGAAGACCAAATGCAAGAGAATGGCTATACTGTAATTTTTGAATACCAAAATAACTTGTATAGCAATGTTGCCAGTTTGACAGGTCGGGAAAAAAGCCCGTACCAAGAACCGACACAAGCAATTATTAACGTACCAGCGTTAAACTTTAATCAAACTCTAACGATCAACCAAGATTGTGTGCTAATTAAAAACGATGATTTAATGGTCGGGCTACGTCCTACGATTATAAAACATGGCACTTTGGCGATTGAGAATGAAATTACTATGCTGTTATCAGATTATAACGCCCGCATTCAAACACTAATAAGCGCAGGAACCGATCAGACTATTCAAGACGCACAAAACTTTATTAACCAGATAATCAACGGGAACTTGTCCGTAGTTGGAGAAAGTGCTTTTTACCAAGACTTGAAAACACACAACCCAAGCCAAAACGCTAAAGAAAATTTTCAAGACTTAATTGCGTATCAGCAATTCATTAAAGCGGACTTATACAATGAATTGGGATTATCTAGCTTAAACAACATGAAAAAAGAACGATTAATTACTAGTGAAGTAGACAGTCAAAGCGATCAGATTTACCCGCTAGTTGATAATATGCTAAGAAACAGAAAGACAGGAATTGAAATGGTCAATAAATTATTTAATGGTAAAATTGCGGTTGATTTTGGCAGCACTTGGAAAGATAAAGCAGACCAACGGAACACCCCAGAACAACCAGTACAACCAGAACAACCAGAACAACCAGTACAACCAGTTCAACCAGTTCAACCAGTTCAACCAGTAGAACCAGTTCAGCCAGTTCAACCAACAAAACAAGAACAACCAGTAAAACCAACTCAAACAGAACAACCTACTAAGCAGGAGAAACAATAAATGGACTATGAAGATTTAGTCAAACAGGACGGAACAGGAATTTATACATTAATATTAAACAGATTAAAAGATGATTCTTTAAAGTTAACTAATTCATATGTTACAGCAGAACGACTAGACGCACTTTTTTCGTTTGAAAACAATCAAAAAGAATGCTTGTTTGATAATTTAGTTAATGCTGTCAATGTATTAATTGCTAAGTACTACGGTAAGTGGACTAAATTAATTAATGGAATTTTAAATGATAATCTAAAAGACGGAGCTGCACAAACAACTGTTTACACGGGAAGTTCTAATAATAATTCTACTAATAGTATCAGTGCTTATGATTCAGACGACTTACTAAAAGACAGCGGATTGACAGCAGACACCAAACAAGACTATACTAGTAGCGTATACAGTTTAAGCGGGCAAATGCTTATACAAAACTTATATACCAGTAATCTAGTTTATGATACTATAAACGCAGATATACGGCACACACTATTCAACCAAGTTTATGGAGGTTAATATACATATATGAAAGTTACCCAGATTCAAGACCTTGTTAATGGCTCTTTAAAAGAAGTTAATGGAACAAGTAAACTCTTAAAAGAAGATTTGTCTAACGTTGTTGATGTTGGTAAGGAACTTCTTAATAATGATGATATTGACAGATTCGTTAAGAAGTTAGTTGACCGAGTAGGCAAAACAGTTTTTAACGCCCGTCAATATCAAGGTTCTGCTCCTAGCGTTTTAATGGACGCGTGGGAGTACGGTTCTATCGTAGAAAAGGTTGACGCAGATTTACCAAATGTTACCGAAAACAGTTCGTGGGAACTCCAAGACGGTAAGTCTTATGATCAAGATATTTTTTACCAACCAAAGGTATCCGCTAAGTTCTTTAATTCCAAAGTTACCTTTGATATTCCAATGAGTTTCACACAATTACAAGTTAAGAGTGCTTTTAGTTCTCCAACTGATTTAAATTCATTTTTATCAATGCTTACCACTAAGGTGCAAAACGCTTTGACGGTACACCTAGACGGCTTAATTATGAAAACAATTAACAATTTTACCGCACAAGTTATCCATAAGGCTAACGGTTTACAAACTGTTAATTTGTTGGCTTTATATAATACAACTACTGGTTCAACCTTAACAAGTGCAAAGGCACTTACTAGTCCCGACTTTATTAAATTTGCCAACTTAACCATTAATTCCTATCGCGATAGAATTGCTAAGATGTCCGCCTTATTTAATGCTGGTGGTGTTAATAAATTTACTCCAGTTGATAACCAGCATTTAGTTATTCTGTCCGACTTAGCTAGTGCCTCAAAGGTTTATTTGGAGGCTACCACTATTAATGCTGATAATGTTAAAATCACTAATTATGATACCGTTCCTTATTGGCAAGGTACGGGTACAAGCTACAGCTTTAATGATATTTCAAAGATTGATGTTGCTATTAAAGATGATACATCAACCGTAGAAGTCGCCCAAACTGGTATTCTTGGCGTTCTCTTTGATACTTCTGCTCTTGGTGTATCATGCCAAAACCCACGTACTACCACCGCTGTAAATGCTAGAGCCGAGTTCTACACCAACTTTAATAAATACGATGCTATGTATTACAACGATTTAAACGAAAACTTTATCGTGTTCATGGTCGCAGATAATACCGTTTCATCATTAGGACACTAATATAAATATTTTGTAGTCTGTATTCCTTGAACTATAATAAGAGTAGTAAACACTACTCTTATTTTTTATATGGAGGCAAGTATGGAATTAATTTTTTATCATACAGATGATAACCCTAATACTATTAACAAGACACTTAATCAGTTAAGCAAAAAAGAATTACATTTAAAAGCAAGCACTGATATTATTAACCCACGGTTATTATTTAAAAATGACAGCGTAGACCCTAAGGTTAATTATATGAAACTGTTAGACCGCTTTTATTTTGTAGAATTGGAGTTTATTCGATCAGATACGTTAGTAATTCTTAACTGTCAATTAGATGTATTAGAAACTTACAAGGATATAATTTTGAACTCACAAGCAGATATTATAGAGAAGTCTGCTGTTTCTAATGTTAAGCAAAACGATTTTACACAAGAAACAATTACTAAAATTTATAAAAGCGATACAATTATACCCAATGGCACTAGTATTATTATGCAAACAGTAGGAGAACCGCTAGAAAATAAAGGAGGGATAAAATAAATGAGTTCAACATTCACGGGTAGAATATCCGACCGCAAAAATCAAGTAAAATACAAAATTAACGGGGATACAATTACCGTAACACCTAACGACAACTTACAATTAAAAACATTAACCGCTAGCATTTTACCCGATTACGGAATGCTTGTAAGAATACAAGGTACTATCAAAAATAATGTGGGTACTATCGTAGTTCCGTCTGATTTTTTAGACGACCCAGACGCTAACTTAAATGTGCATTATGAGTTCATTAAATCCATTGCCAGCATTGGAGTTATAGACGATACCAAACAAAATGCTACTGTGTCAGTAAAAAATAATACTATTACTATTTCACCTAACGCAGGTTATGAAGTAATTAATGCAACTTTTTACATGATTGACAGTAATGATTTTAGTGAAGAACACCAAAATGAAACTAGTTTCAAAATTGATAACCATGTTGCCACCCTTACTGTTAATGCTAATAATATAGATGACAGCATGGAGTTACATGTTTCATATGAAACAAAAAAATTAGCAGTACCCGTTAAATATACAGGTTTACCAATTAAGCCACTTGACCATACCACCATTGACTTTAATGGAGTTAATCAGTGGACTTTAAAAGCCGATCAAGGCTATCATATTAACAGCTTGCATGTGGACGCATGGTTACCAGGCGGTATGGGTAGATCACAAGATATTACAACCCCAATTATTACAGCAGATAAAAAGACGGCAACATTTACAGACACTAGCGGTTTAAATTTAGAAATACGGGGCGATATTGCAAAGGACTTCACTCCACCCAAGCCAAGTACAGGGGACGCAATTATACGACTATATGAAGTCGATGATGATACGTTACAAGAGATAGCCAAGCAAAATTATGCTATTTACGAACAGGGACACGATACTACTTATGACTTCCAGTCTTTTATTAATCAACTTTATAAAATACCGTTCGCTATTCCTACTTCTTATTTAACCACAACATCGCAGATTATAGCAGGATATAAAACAGTCGATACACCCGCTTATAAGATTAACAAACAAGAATATACTCTGAATGTTGGCGATATTACAGTTCCCGCTAAAAATGGATTTGATTATAGTATTAAAGATATATCTATTATGTTGCCGTGGATACCAACGGTTAAAATATCAAGCAGCGATATTATAGGTAAAAAGATTAATATCACTTACAATCTATCCTTATTAAATGGCACAACAACCGTAGTTATTAAAAGCGATGATTCAGTGGTTGATTCATTTCAAACAAGCATAGCGCAGAACCTTGAACTGTTTAACATCTATGATAACCGTGTAAACGGGGACTTGAAAAACACTTTACAAAACGATTTAAAACAAGCTTATATTAAAGTAAACTATTATAAGCCAGTCGATAACCTAATTAGCTACCCAACTAATGAACACGGAACTTTAAAAGATTATAATGGTTTTACTAAAGTAAAAAATGTTATCCTAAATAAGTCAATTAATTCTATTATTGACAGCCAGATACAAGGACTATTAAAGCAAGGAATTATCATAAAATAATTTATTTTATAAGTAATTATACTTGTAAACATTATAAGAAGTGCTACAATTAGTAATGGTGGTAGGAAACACACCTTAAATTGTTCCAACTGGATTCCCTAAAATACCACCCAAATAACACGACTTGGGCGGTATTTTTTAATATATTTCATGTATAGCAAAGGGTACTACAATGAATATTTATGATGATGTTAATACTACAGCTACTTATAAAAACGTTGATAAATTTTTAAAAAATAAACTACCTAGATTAGTGCGCTTATGTGGTCGCAGCTTAACTGATTTATCTAGTCCACAATTATCTTTGACACCCGTTAAAACTAGTCTTACAAATAGCCAAGAAAGTAAACTAGTTAATTCATTTGGTATTAGTAAGATAGTCGAGGCTGTTTATCAATCTATAATACATTGTTCTCCAATTAGCAAAAAGATATTAATGTATTCTTACATAAAGTATATACCGCAATTACAATTAATTGCATCATTACCTTATGAACACACGCAGTACTATGCTTATATTAAACCCGAAGCACTTAATGAGTTCGCTGACCTTTACAACTATTACCAAAAATATTGTGAAGTTGATAAAGAAGACCTAATAGATTTACATGTTTATAAATAGATAGCTTTATTTTGTTTCACATTGTTTCATGTGGCTTTATTTGTTTCACATTGTTTCACATTGTTTCACATTGTTTCATATGTTTCACATTGTTTCATATGTTTCATATGTTTCACATTGTTTCATATGTTTCACATTGTTTCATATGTTTCATATGTTTCACATTGTTTCATATGTTTCACATTGTTTCATATGTTTCACGTGTAACA